ACATTTGAACTTTTTCATTTCAGCAACTAAATATGGACGATATTCAAAACCTATCCACAACCAATCTTTATCTCTATAATAATATCTCATTTTCTTTAAACTAAAATAGAGGAACTGTGTTTCACAACAAAATTCCTCTTAATCGATTTATATTAACTAAAAGCACTCAAAACTCAACTTAAAAACTTTTCTTTAAATTCTTGCATCGTAAAAATAGGTACTCCTAATGATTCAGCCTTTTGTTCTTTAGTCGAACCACTACCTCTTTCTTTTACGACTAAACAAGTAGTCTTCTTACTAACTGAAGAACCAATCTTATGACCTTGCTCTTTCAATTTATTCTCCCAATCTTTATTCCTGAAACCGGTAAATACAACCGTCATTTGTCCTTCAAAAGATTTTTCCTCAAGACCATAATAAGTTATAGGAATATGTGCAGAGTCATCGTCGTTCACCCACCAATCTTCAATACCTAAAACAAATGCTAAAGCTGTACTGAATCCGACACCTTCAACTTTATCTTCAATGTCAGCCGCCCAGCTTTCATCACATTCTTTTGCAAAATCGGCTACATCTTTACAAGTATATAACTTTAATCCGTCAAGAATTTTTTGACATGTCTTTTCGGCTATTACACCTCCAAATTTATTATAAGCTGTCAATAATTTTGCAAAATTGGTGCCTTTCTTTTTCAACTCTTCAAACTGTCTTGAAAGTACTTTTGCTGCTACATTTCCTATACCTTCAATTTTTTTTAAGTCTTCTTCTGACAATAAGAGAATACTGTCCGGTGTTTTGTACCCGGCATTGAATAGCTTCTTTATTGTAGGTTCTCTAAATTCTTTAAAGTCTAAAACTGAAAAGAAATAGACACACTTTGCCAACATTATACCTTCACAATTCTCATTAGAACAAATCAAATCAACGTTATTATTGTCCCAATTAACTTTTTTACCACAGATAGGACAGACAGAAGGTAAGATTTGACTGTAATTACCTGAAGATTTGACTGTCTTTAAATGTTTAGGTATCACATCTCCAGAACGTGCAATCACTACTCTCGCTCCTTTATCGATAAGATTCTCTCTGACATATCTTGCATTATAGGCTGTACAACGAGAAACTGTAGCTCCACATAACTCTATTGGTTCAACATTGACTACAGGAGCAAGTCGTCCATCTTTAGAAATCTGCCAATCAACACTCTTTACAATCGTCTCTTCTCTTTCTGACCAATCAGGATTCTTATATGCAATTGCATATTTAGGATTATTATTTGCAAGTCGACCAAGTTCATTTCTCTTTGAAGCATCATTAATATCAATTACAAGTCCATCGCATTTGAATCCACTGGTCAGATTCTCAAAAAGATTGTTCATCAAAGTTGTAAACGAATCTTCATTCTGCATAAGACTACCTACTGAAACAGTTGCATAAAAAGTCTTTATCCATTTATTGTTCTCGTTAAGAAAATCGAGTTGTTTTTCTTTATCCCAATCTTCTCTATTGCAGCCATATCTAACATAAGCGATTAATCCTACATTATCAGAAACTACAGGTGAATTCATAAGTCCAGCTACAGCATTTCTTGCTGACTTATATTGAGTTGTCTCTTTCAATTTCAAAAAATTGATTGTAGGAAAGATTGCTTCACCAAAAGAATAAGTCACTTTATCGTAAGACCTCCATTCGGAATTGATAAGTTTTCCAAACCTATCCTTACAATTTTGACCATATTCACCATCACCTCTTGTCCAAGCATCTCCAACAATCTCATTTACACATAACGATATTCCATCATATTTAGGTGTTATAACAAGTTTATCATAATATTCAAGATTACAAGAAGAAATCCACTTCAAAATCTCATCATAGGTTTTAACCTTCTCTAAACTGTACATAGGAATAGGGAGTCTCTCATTCACTTCATCTTGAATACCTTTCTTGAACCAATCAGCATCAGGATTGATATTGTGTAGTAATTCTACTAATTCATCAAACTCTGCATCAGTGACTTTTGGTTCGCCCAAACGATACAATGCATTATAATCACGTATCTGTTTTTCTAATACTTTAGGGTCTAAATTCGATTTTACCATATTCTTATAGTTTTGAAAGTTCTGCACGTAATTTCTCTATATCGTCACATTTGTTTCCTTTAACGTTTTCTTTAGGGAATCCCATAAGAATATTGTATGCTTCCGGGAAATTGTCTTTAAGCTGTTTTGTTGTATTGATATCTTCGAGTGCACATTTCGTCCGATTCATGATACTGGACGCTTTCTTTTCCAGTTCAACCATTTTTTGAACAAAAATTTTCGTCTCTGTTGAATTTTTCAATTCATTGAATTTTTCATTGGTTATAAGTTGATACACAAAATAATTAACCTCAACATATGTCTTTAGATGACGAAATCGTTCATTTGTAAGACTTGATAAATAAATTTCTTCTCTGATATTTACCGTGTTAGGGTATTTATCCATAAATTCAATAACATCTTTTGGCAGAATTTTCTTGAAATATTCATCCGCAAATTTCCCGAATTTTTCAGATTCTTTTCTTGCTTGTTCTATGATAGGCTTGATTATGCTTCTTGCAATCCTATCTTTATCACTGATTGTTAATCTTTCGCTTGCCATAATTAAAATATGTTTTCTTTGTTACTAATCATCCACATATAATCGTCGTGTCCGAATTTAAAATCTTTCTTTAGTCGACCTTGAATTCTATCTTCAAGAGTCACCGGATTCGTAGTAGATGCTTGGAATGTAAGATGAACTGCAAAATCAGTAATCTCTTGTGCTCCACGAACTTCATTGAAGTAGACGTCTCGAGTTTTTGGTGAAAAACTCTCAACAATATATGCCCTTATTTCACCAAGAAACGAAACCACCAGAATCTGCTTTTGTGTATTATACACAATTGCCCACAAATTGTCATAAAAAGTGTTATTTATTTCCATATCTATTTTATTTGCCTAAAGATACCAACTTTTTATCTATGTTGCAACACTACACCTCTTTAAAGAATGATTTTGTGACTTGATTTCTCTTCTCTCTAATAGTCTCGTCAATAGTGTTCTTGATACCATCTTTATATCTCTTTTTCAAGACTGAAGCCTTTTCTTCATTACTCTTGGAATTGAATGATGAGTAATTGATATTGATATCTCCTTCCTGCTCAGGAATGACTTCACGATAATCATATTCTTCACCACACTCAGGACAAGATGGCACTTCGATAGGTACAAGTTTCATCTCTTTATTATATCCCATTCTATATGAAGCAGCTAACACTTCTTTATCAAACTGCTTACAATCTTTGTTTTTACATTTCCAATATATAGCCATAATTAATAATTATTTCTTCTACCATATTCTGCCATTAGTAACGAATCTGCAAAATTATCATCTTCGTTCTTACACTTCTCAGTTCTTCGTAAATCTACTGTAGGAAAGATTCTATGACAAGCCATAAAACTCATTGTCTTCTTGTTATCGTTCTTAGGAATACCTTGATGCATCTGTTTCTGCCAAGTCTTTGGTGCTATTTTCGTGTACGATATCCCTAACGAAGAAATTACACCTTCTATCAATCCTACAATCCAACCAAAATGAAAATTTGATTTTGCTGAGCTGCCAAAAATTGAATGGACATCTTCAAGAATGATATGACAATTATCTTCATAGATACTCAAATCAAAAAGATTGTTCACTATTTCATTGACGTCTACAACTTTATTATTCTTCAACAATGGAAATGCAGAAACAAATTTCCCATCTTGGTCTATTATTGATACAAAACCAAATTTTCCAGGGTCGATTCCTATATAATATTTCATTTTTACACCTCCAATCTACTTATACCATTCTCTTTAATAACTTTCAATTGACGAATCTCTTCATTTAATTTAGGTACATGAGTAACAACAAGAATAGGTTGTTTGAGAAACGAAATTGACGAAATGATATTTTCAATACCTAACGAATCAGCACTTTCTAATACTTCGTCGATAAATAAAAAGTTCATACCTCCATATTGTTTGGTAGTATTTATCATCGTTTGTAATGCCAATATCAAAGCTATTTCACAACGAGCTTGTTCACCACCTGAATAATAGAAGAATGATTCCATTTCATTTCTGAATACATAAGGAGTGATTTCATCTTTCACCTTACCATTCGCTCCCTTTTTGAATCCTTCTATCATTATTCTTAAGTCACTACCCATCCTCTTCAATATATCATTAGCTGAAAATTGAATATTCTTCAATTGTTCAAGTGCAAGATACATTTTGAAGTCCTTGAATCGAGTCGTCCATTGTTGAACTTTAAATATCCTATCGTTCACCTGAAGTATCTCTTTATCTTTACTTTCAATTTCGTTTTCAAGATTCCTGATATTTTCTTCCAGATGTGATGTATCCTTTTTCTTCAATGGGGTTGTCTTGAGTTCGTCTATCAATTTCAACTTATGGACTTTCAATTGTTCATTGTCTGCAATCTGTTCCTTAAGTTTATTGATATTACTTTCAATTTTCACAATACTCTCATCAATTTCGTAATATTGCGACGAAAGTGTCTTAAGTTTATTCCGAATACTTATCTGCTGGTCAATAATTTTTTTTTCTTCAGCTTGAGTCTCTTTCTTTAGAGAGAGATATTCGTCAATTATTGAATCGAGTTCTTCAATTGATTTATCAATAAGACCTTTCTTTTGAGTTTCTTCTTTCAATGCACTTTCAGAAAGTTTCTTCTCAGTTTTCAAATCATCTACACTTTCATCATTCTTTAGAAGAAACTCATGATGACAATTAGGACAAGTTATAACACCTGCAAGTTTCATCTCTATCGAATCAATAGTCTTTTTGATTGACCTGACTCTTTGAGTAGATTTATTAAGTTTACTCTCTTCATCTTCTTTCTGTTTTTTATAGAGAGAAAGGTCTTCATCGATTTCTTTGTAAGTATCTTGAAATGAATTATCCTCAAGTTCCTCCAATTCTTTTTCGACAGATTTCCTCAACTTAGCAATATCTTCTTTTTGTCGCTCCTTTGCAATCTTAGACTTTTCGAAATTCGATATAGAATTCTGTTTCTCTTTAATATTGTCATCGTAAACGTTGATAAGATAAGTCAATCCAGAGATTTCATCATTTCTTTTCTTTTCCAAATCCTCTTCAAGAATGAAATTAAGTTGCTCCTCGTAAGCTGAAAGTTTTCCTTCAAATGAAGACTTTTCATTCTCATAACCTCGTTTAACCTCGTTTAATTCATCTAATCTTTCAGTAATGATATCCTTTGTTTTATCAATACTCGCAAAGTTAATAAAACGACTTATAAGAGCTAATTTCTCTGTATTTGAAGAATTGAAGAATGATTTATAGTTTCCTTTACTTACAATATAATAAGACTTAGCATCTTCTGCAGATATTTCAATCCAGTTAGCAATAAACTTGTTACCATCATTGACAGTTGCACATGTCACTGGAGTTAACTTACTCTCATCTTCATCAATCAACTCTAATTTGAGAGTTGATGAACCTTTTGTCCTAATTTCTCTTTCAATAGAAAGAATCTGCTTACGAATAGGACAATGAATTTGAACACAGATATATGCAGAATCTTCACCTTCTCTGATAAGTTTTTTATCGAGAACACCTCTTAAATTAACTCCATATATACCATAGAATAGACCTTGAGAAATACTTGATTTGCCACTACCATTCGAAAGTTGGTCATCCTGAGTCCTATTCTCACCTATGATAGCTATTGATTCATTGACAAAATCGTATTTTAATGAAGAAAAAGGTCCAAAATTTCTTAATATTAATCTTCGTGGTTGCATAACGATTGTTTTACTTGTTCTCTAATTTCATTAAACAATTCAGAATCTCGAAGCAATTCATCTCTAACAGAATCCATACCTTGACCTAAACGATATTCATCTCCGTAATAAAACCAAGACCCCTTTTTCTGACAAATTCCATTTTTAACGGCTATCTCTACTACTTCTTGAACGATATCAAATCCGACACCGAATCGCAACATTACTTCACAACTTCTGAATGGAGGAGCAATTTTATTCTTCGTTATTTTAATTTTAGTTTTGTTCGCCACTGCAACATCACCATTTTTATCTGTACCAATTCTTGCAAATTCTGCTCTTTGTGTAGCATAAAATTTAAGCGCTTTACCTCCTGGAGTCATTGTAGTTGCCCCTCCGAATCCAAAACCTCCGCCAACTTTATCTCGTAATTGATTGATACAGAATAAAATATTATTATTTTTCTTACAAATATTCTTCAATATACTTAATTGAGTTGATAGTAGACGAGCAACAAGAGCAACCTTTTGTTCACCTGATTCACCTTGTAGAGTTGCTTGAGGTACAAGACCTGCGACTGAATCAAGAACAACTAATCCAATCTCAGGACATTCTAACATCTCCCTTATGATTTCCATTGCTTCTTCTGCTGAATTAGGTTGTGATAAAATCCAATTATCTTCACTCAAATCTACACCTATTTTCTTCACATAATCTAAATCCAATGATTGTTCAACATCTACATAACCAATTGCTTTTCCAAGATTTTTCTGCACAGAAGCACAAAGATGTAAAGCACAGCTTGTCTTACCACTACTCTCGTTTCCGAAACACTCATGAATTCGACCTAACGCCCATCCTCCTCCTAATACATAATCTAATGCAAAAGAACCTGATGAAACAGTTTCTACTTCTACATTAGAACCTACTATTGCTTCTTTACCGAATCGTTTTGTTATTCGTCCAGATAAATCGTCTAATCTTCCCATAATTATAATGCTTTTTCTAAAATTTCTATTCCTTCGTTATAATTGTAATCATTCTCATTACAAAAAGTCTTGAATCGTTCAACTATATCATTAGATGATAATGCTTTCACTTCTTCAGATGTTTCTATATCAAGTATTTCAACTTCATCAAGTTTTGTTTTTACATCTATACCTAATTCTTGATAGGTTTTCTTATCAATAGAGGAAAGTTCATCTTTATTTCCTTTGAATTCGACTCTTAGAAGATTGTCAGGATTCTCATCTTTGAACATCTTGACAATCTTATCTACCTGCTTGAGAGTTGTCGAATTTAAATCAATAGTAATCTTTCTGAATTTCTTTCCTTCAGATGGAATCAAATCATAAGTCAAATCATCATAAAGGACCCAAAATCCTTTATTTTCATCTTCACCAAAATTATTCTGAGTCAATGAACCAAGATGAACGAACGTTTCGCTGACCTCTTGGTAATCATGGAAATGACCTTGAAATGTCATATCGAATTTTTTAAACATCTTTAAATTCAATTTATTCTCAGTCACATGTCCAAGATTTCTACTTCCTGTTATAGCAATATGTCCCAGACAAACAAGTTTATCATCACCTTTCTTTTCATCTTGAATACATTCAATAAGTTCATTGAATCTTTCTATCCAGATATCTTCATCGTAATAAGCTATACAACCGAATAAGAACTTTCTTATTCTAATAATATCTATATCATCAATAAGTCTAAAGTTAGGATGATGTTTAAATGGTTTCAAGAACGAATCTGAACTGGTATAATCAGATGAATCATGATTTCCTCTAATACAAATCAATTCTATCCCTGCTTTATCGTAAGCATCAAGTATATTATCCCAAGTAGAAAGTATGATTTGTTTCTGACTAATTCTTGAATCGAACACATCTCCAAGACAAAAACATTGTTTTATTTTATTATCTTTACAAATCTTAATACCTTGATTTACCAACAAGTTTTTGATTTCTTGACAATTAGATTCTTTTAAATGAATATCTGTAAAAATAATTGTAATCGGAATATTATCCATATATTTCTTGTTTTAAAAATTCGACTAATTCTTCAACATTATCTGGAACCTCATCTGACTTTTTGTAATTATCTCTCGCCCATAGAGGCTGTAAGTTTCTGTAATTGAAACAAATACGCTGATTCTCCTCTTTTGTTAAATCGAAATAGGAGCAAGGAACGATATGGTCAATTTCCCAACCATTTTTACCGTAATTATCCCACGTCATTCCTGGTTCAAATTGAGATTCAAGATGTTGCTTTAGATGTTCAATTGTACAACCAAGAAGCTCAAGAGTGTGACCTGATTTTTGATTGTTACGAATAGCTTTTAAGAATCTTCCTCTTAAATTTTCAACAAGTCTATATTCATCGTTTGTTTTATATTGATATTGCTTCCAAGCTAAAATTCTTTGAGTACAATCCTCTTTATGATTTGCTCTATATTTTTCTTCTATTTTTCTACATTTTTCTAAATTCGAATTTCTCCAATTTATAGACCTGTTAAGAATTTTTTGACTATTGTTTTTAAAATAGTTGTTATTATATATAAAATTGCATTCAATACAATAACAATTAAATCCATCTGATTGACTTTTGTTTTTACGAAAAGAATCTAAAGGAAGCTCTTTTCGACACTTTGAACAAATCTTTGTTCCTTTTTCAAAATCTGCTTTCATAAACTAAAATCTTTAGAATTATAACGCAGTTACCTTTAATGTATTGTCAAGATTTTTCAAAACATTATCTTTCTCTACTTCCTTGTCAAAATAGAAGCTTTCCCAGACATTGGAAATTTTTAAAGCTATTCTGAACTTCTTGGTTGACTGTGAATATCCCTCGTCATTATATCTGCTAATAGAAGCAATCTTTATCCTCTTGTTATTTATCTGTACAAACATAATCTTACCAAATTAAATAAGTTCCACTTAATCCTACAAACACATCAAAATCCTTATTGAATACTCCATATCCAGCACCAATCGAAATACCTGCACCAAAACGAGATTTCTTTTTAGGTTTTGTCCAAATCGTTACATCTTGTATCTTTCCTGGAAGATTAGATGTAATTTCAAACCTATTATCGTTTCCTACTTGTTGATGTGACAATAGGAACTTGTTTGAGATATTGAAATCAAGTTTATACTTTGCTAAATGATTAGCCCAGACTTTCAAATCGTAACCAACAGTATCAGATTGTATATTGAATCGATATAACGAATCGTTCTTTTGCAACTTATCAACTTGTTGCTCAAGACCTTCATATTTATACTTCCACTCAAATTCAATTGCTTCAACAAGTGACTCTTTTTCTTTCAATTTGTTGTAGAGTTCCTTATTTTCTTTCTTGAGCTTTGAAAATTCTGTAGAAGGATATAATTTAATGTAAGTGTTTAAAGAATCGGTATAAAACTCAATATCTTTTGTAAGAGATTCAACTTTCTTCTGATACTTGTAATTTTTGTAACAAACAATCAATGAGCTTAATATTACAATTGTTACAACTATATTGATAAGTTTATAATTCTTCATACGAAAGCGAATTATGGGAGAGATTTCTCCCTCCCTTTATTTTATCATTTTCTTTTTGTTCTGTTACGTAAGGCTTGAAGTTTCGAAGAGACACTTGACTTTGAAGAAATTTTCGTAGTCTTAGATTCGTCGATAGGTGCAGGCTCATCGTCTTCTTGAGGTTCATCATCAGAAGGATAATCATCGTCAGATGGTTCTTCTCTATAATCATCAAAAGGCAACATTTTACCTTCTTTCATTAAATCATACCATTTACGGAGCTCTGTAACTGAAAGGTCAGATGGCAATTCTTCTGTATCTTCATACTCTCTTTCGATATATTCCTTCAATTCAAGTTTCATCTTGATTAGAGGGGGATATGTTGAAGTTGATTCTTCTTTTTTCTTAGTTCTCGTAGGTTCTGGTTTAGATTTCACTGACTGTTCCTTCTTTGTAGGGATTTGAGCAGCTTCTTTCACTTCATCGTCTTCAGGTACAAGTTTTTCAATTTCTTCAAGTTCATCTAAGAATTGGTCGTTCTGGAAAATTCCGAATTTGTATTGCTCATCAATTCTTTCAAGACCTTCAATCTGAAGATTCCAATCCTTGCGTGAAAATACATCTACATACATATCTTCAAGTTTAGGAAGTTCTTCAAGACCTTCAAGTACTTCATCTGACACAATATTCTTTTCGAAGAATTCATCCCAATTTTCGCCAACTTTAGGTAAGTCACAAGAAAGTGCGAATTCAAGTTTATTCTTATCGTTAAGGCTTGTGTTTACAATCAAAGGATAACCTTTCTCATAATCTGAGAAAATATCGATACTGAGGACATCATCATCGCATCTTTCAATTGAAATCTTCTTCAATTCTTTCCACCACTGTGGACGTATATCGAATCTGTGAATTTCATTTTCAGCATACACATAACAAACATAATTCAATTGAGCAGAAATACCCCACACCCATTGTTTCTGTTTATTACGATAACCATTGATTGGTGCTAAGAACTTCTTTCTTTCATCTGCATCCTGGATTTCACTTGCCAATTCATACACATAATCAATATATGTAAGAACAGCATCTTTACCACCCATTCTTTCACTATGGACATCAGAAGTGAAAATATCTTTCATCTTAACTTCTTTTTTACCAGTGTCTTCACCATTACTGTTGTAAACAGGACACTCAACAGGAAGTTTGACTGTCTTACGCGGAATATAAGGTCTACCTGTCTTAGAAGGTAAGACTCTCAGGACATAACGTCCTTCTTTTGCTACAGAAAAGAAACTTGCTCTTCCACCTTGACCACTAAACATAGGGTTTTTCATTGTGTCTTGAGCTTTCTTCAAATTACTATCGATATCTTCGACACTTACCTGTTTTTTGTATTTACTTCTATCAATCATGATACTTAATTATTTAATATGTTTATTTAATTTGTTAACTATCTCATTACCAATCTCTTTATATTGCTTAATATACTCTTCAAATTCCATCCATTCTTTTTCACTTTCAAATATCTCATAATCAACTATTTTCTTAGCTAATAATTCAAGAGTGAGTCCGTATGCAACTGGAGTATTCACCTCAACATTTTCTTTACCTGCACGCTTACCGTAAGTAATTTTTATCAAATCCCAACAAAATGGAGCATGTAGACATTGTTCAATATAGAACTTTTCAGTCAATTTAATTTTCATAATTTACAAACTTGGTTTTCTTATCATATATGTATTTACTTTACCTTCTACCAATTCTTGAACAAATTCATTAGGGGTGACTTTCGGCAAGATATTATTCAGCTTTTTATCTTTAGAACTGATTGCCCAGAATAATGTATCAAGTTTATCTCTCTTACATTCAAGCTCAATCAATTCAAGTTGTAAATCCTGATATTCAGTATCTAACTGAATAATCTCATCAAGACCTTTTTCTGTCAATTTAAATGATTCACCATCAACTCTTACTCTACCTTCATTCGTTGCAGCTTCTCTTCTGTATTTTCTTTTTAATTCTGAAACATATACATCACAGTTCAACTTAGCTTCTTTAGCCTCTTTCTCACAATTCGCTTTCCACATTCCTACTTTGTTCAATAGTGCTGAAATCGTTGTTGCTTCACCGTATAAATTAGAATAATCAATCTTAGTTATATCATCTAAAAAAATCTCTTCATCACCTTCTGTCTCAATCAAAACTATCGTCTTATCTCCTTGTTCAAGTATTATTTTCATATCTTCAATTCTTTAACATTGGTAAAATTACTGTTTATTCTCGTTTTATCCAACTTATCACATCCTTAATGTGTACTTCATTAGATGAAAGAATGAACCTATGATAAAACAGTAAATGAAGTATTTAAATTAGTCATAAGACAGTATTCTTCTTTCCATTTATCCCATTGAATGTAACCATCAACAAGAAGAAGGTTCCCTTTACTGGATTGTAGGAATTCTTCATATTCAGAATATAATTCTGAAAAGACAATCACATTGATGAATTCATAGTTACTTTCTAATGTAAGAATGCAGAACTTGCCTTTCTTCGATTTCCTCTCAACAATATCAAGAACATAACCGCCAATAATTGCACAGATATCGTGATTGTCACCTTCGAGATACTTGACTTGTCTCACATCATAATAGACAGCTTCATAGAATTGTTCATGATATCTATTAATAAGTTCTTCATAATCGAATGTAGCAAAACCTGACAACTTTTTCTGTTGTAATGTCCACCACCAATCCTCTTTCTCTTTACGTGCCTTAATTATGTTTGTCAATAGGTCCTTATCTTCAAGTACTTTAACTCTCTTGTTTTCTCTATAGGATTCAATCAATCTCAATCTTTCTGCAGGATGTTCTATCCTTTCGAGTTTATCAAATGCACCACTATAAATGAGATTTTCAATCACAGATTTATTGACTGGTGAATTCTTTATTATACATCTATCAATAAATTCATCCAACGAGAAGAATTCGCCGTTTTTCTCTCTTTCTTCTGCAATGAATTGTTGAGCTTTCTCACCACATTGTTTCACTGAATTCAATGCCCAATACATACTGTTTGTCTTGATATCTGAAACAATATTGATACCAGACTTATTTATATCTACTGGTCGGATTTCGATTTCTCCTGACTCTTGAATTTCATTGATATAATATGGATAATCTTTCAATTCAGCATAACTAAATGTCACAGACCAAAACTCGATAGGATAATGTACTTTGAGCCATATACAATTATAACCGTTTCTTGAATAAGCAATTGCATGAGAATTACAAGTAACAATACCTTTATCTGTAACAAAATTATGTTCCGGATGGTCTATTTCAACATCATAAACATTTTCAATGCAATCTGGTTCAATAGACACAATTTTCTGCAATGAGCTAAATAATCCTTTTTCACCTATTTTATTACGATTGTGATTTCTATAATGTTCTTTCTTATGACATGAAGGACAAATTAAACTTAAATTATCAAGTTCATTATTCCCATGGTCACCGTCAAGATGATGAACTTCTAATCTATCACATTCTTTTCCACATATCTGACATTTAGTTATATTTTCACGAAGATAATTTTGATTATCTCTAAACTTAGTATAGGAAGTTTCTTTCTTTTGAAATCCTTCTTTACCTTTTTCTGAATTTAATTCGTAATGATAACGAGTACCTTCAACTCTATTATTTATTTTTCCTTTATCAGTAAAATTAAAGAAACAATCTTCTTGAATATAACCTTCTTTAAAATAAAGAGAATCTTCATTTACAATCAAATCTCTTAGTAAAACTTTTCCTCTTTGTGTAGGAAATTTGTGATTGTCAGTAGTAGAAATAGTTGCACCATTTTCTAATGTTATCTTGTAAGTCTGACGAGTACCTGCAAAAGTTATATCTTTGATTCTTGTAAGTCTAATCCTCTTATCTTTATCAAGAACCCAAACTGAACCATATCCTTTATTCTTATATTTAGAATGAAGTTCTTTATGTCCAGTTGCAATAGCATAACTCTTATCGGTTTTGATTAAATACATTTCTTCAATAGTAGGTTTGAAAGTTGTATTATTACTATGTCTATAAAACCTTTCTCTTCCACTAATACATTTATTAAACGAATATTTACCAAACTCTTCCATCTGTTTCCAGAGGTCTCTTGCATATTCTTCAGTTACACCTTTATCACCAAACTTCTTTACGTATCCTTCAACGAACTTATCACCGAATGTTTTGATTTTTTGTAATAATTTTTTACCAATACATTTTCGTACACTATCAGTAGTTTCCAAGTCAAAATCAGCAAGTTCCTGACAAAGTCTCATAATATCTTCTTGGTACACAAGAAAATTTTTTGACTTAGATAAAACCTTTTCACCACCTATAGGAGCTTCATGCTCAATTTCACCTCTCTTAGCTAAAACAAACTCGTTATGAATATTATTCTCAATCGGTCCTGGACGATAAAGTGCTGCACAGATACCCATCTCATCAAGACTCTCAGGTTGCATCTGTACACAATAAGACGATAATCCTTTTGCACCAAAGTGAAAGACATCATTCAAAAATCCCTTCTTGATATATTCAAAAACCATAGGGTCATCTAATGGAATATCTTTATAGAGGTCTAACTTGATTCCATGATTCTGCTCTATCAACTTTAGCATGTCAGACAATTTATCAAGTTGAGCAATTCCAAGAATATCTTCTTTAAGAAAGCCAGTTTCCTCTATTTCACTACCTTCCCATTCTGTTACACTAAGTCCTTTCTGTTCTTTGATTGGTACCCATTGAGCTGACGTCTTTTCATCAGGAAATATCACAGTACCACATGCATGTATCGAAGCAGCTTTAGGTGCATTGAGACAAATCATCATATCATTTATAAGTTCTGTATGAGATTTTACAAATTCTCTCAATTCGGTATCCTTACATATTGATACGAAAAAATCTTCAACACTTTTCATACCTTCTTCATCCCGAAGTTTAGCTGTGATTCTTCTCACTATCTGGATAGGTATACCTTCACATCTTGCTAAATCTGTGATTGCTGCTTTGAGCTGCATTGTAGTATACGTTCCAAGAGATACAACTTGAGATGCTCCGAATCTTTGTTCCATATACTCCTTAACGCGAGGCCGTTCTCGACCACAGAAATCCGTATCTATATCTGGAAG